TTTAGGCGTTACCATTTTGTCATCAATCCAAATAGGCTTGAATGTTTCATGTACTTTATCTTCTGTTTCTTTTAATTTACAGCTGAGTTCTGATGCTAAAAACATTGCTTCTTCATCGTTGAATAAGAAACCATTTTGTCTTTGTTGTTCTAAAATGTGTGTAACTTTATGCTCAAGTTTAATACATTCTTTGGAGAACCCAAGAGATTCTTTTCTTAAGTAACGTAAAAGTTTTGTATTAATAGCTACGTCTCTTTCACAATAGGATAACATTTCTTTTGTAAAGCTAGACCACTCAGGTGAATCTAGTTTAGGTACGCCTAGTTTGTAACCCCACTTAGCTATACTGTGACCACCTTCTCGTGTAGGATTTAGTAGCCTAGATAAAACAAGTGTATCTATAACTTTATCTGAATGATATAAGTCTACACCAGTAAGCTTTTTAATTACAGGAATATCATATCCGAGAATATTATGTCCTATAATTACATCTGCTTGTTGTAAAAATTTGATACCCTCGTCAAGCGTATCTTCGTAGAAGTGATAAAACTTTTCACTGACTACATCTTGTGCAACAAGACACCATATAACAGAAGGATTTAAACCATCTGTTTCTATGTCAAATACTAACTGCATATATTTCTCCTATTAAAATGGTATGATTTCTTCGTCTTTAGAATTTAACATTTCTAAATCTTCGTACTCAGATAACCTGCCTGTTTCTTTATCGTATACCAACGAACAAGCCATACCTACATCACCTGTATATCTTGACTTAAGTATACGTAGTTTAGTTGTTCGTGATTCTAAATCATCGTCTGATTGTTGATTTCTTTCAAGTGCTATCACACAATCTGAAAGTTGTGCAATACTGTTTGAACCACGTAGATGTGATAAGCTTACACTGATACCATTCTCGTGTCCTTTGTTGCCTTCGATTCTACGTAAGTGTGATACAAGTATTATACCTGCACCTGTTTCTTCTACCATGCTACGTAATCTGTGCATGATATTGTCAATGGCTTTACGTTCATCACCATCCATCATAGAACTTACAAGCATGTGTAGATGGTCAACAACTACCCACTTACAATCACAGCCGACAATAAGATATCTAAGCTTTGCAAAGATAGCGTCAATATCGTTAGCACCAAAATGTGCATGGATAAATACTCTGTCATTGCTGAAGACTTTATCAAACATGTTTGTAAGTTTAGTCTCACCATAGTCATCACGAACACTATCAATAAATAGTTTGTCACTAGCTTCGATAGAAAGTATACCATCCACTGTACGTTTCCAATCTTCTTCCAAAGCTATGATACCTACGTTGTCATTTGTTTGATTGATAAGCCAATGCTCTAACTCTCTTGTAATACTAGACTTGCCGAGTCCTGTACCACCTGTAAGTGTTACAAGTTCACCTGCTCTGAGTCCAAGAAGTTTTTTGTTAAGACCATCCCAAGGATATGGGACACTCTGTTTACGTTCTCTGTTAAGAAAGTCATGCTGTTTCTCTGACACCCTGATGATACCACTAGGTGTATAAACCTGTGCATCCCACCATGCTCTTGTAAAATCTTGATGTTTGCCTTTGTTGAGCATGTCGTTGGGGTCTTTGTAGCCATTAGGAAGCGTAACAATCTTTGCTTTTCCGGGCTTGATAATACTTGCTACTTTCTGTGAAGCTTCGATACCTGCCTTGTCTTTGTCAAAACAAATAACAACATTGTCAAAACTTTCTACGTATTCTAGGCTTTCTTTTATGTCTTTTACAGCCGAGGCTGCACCACGTTTGATAGATACTACTGCCCACTTACTGCCAAGTAGTTCGTATGTAGCCATAGCATCACACTCACCCTCAACAATCGTAAGGTATTTACCACCTTCTTTGAAAAGGTTTTGACCAAACAAACCTGAGTCTTGAATAGACCCATCAAACGAAAAGCGTTTATCTCTTACGTATCTAATCTTTGTAGCACACTGCTCGTGATTGATATAGAAAGGATAGAGATGCTGTGCTAGTTGACCACTAGAATCATACACAACTTTAACACCATACTTTTCTGCAGTTTCTTTTGATATATTTCTATCAGTAAGCTTTGCAAAGATACCTCCATGTGCATTGACATGTGGTTTAGGTGTAGGTTGTTTGATATAGTTTGTCATAGGCGTTACTTTTCCCTCGTAGTTTGTATAAAATTTGTCACAGCTAAAACATTTTGCAGACCCATCTGAGTTTACAGATACTGCATCTTTGCTACCACATTCGTGACAAGGAACGTGATATTTTACGAATTTACTTTGTTCTTGCATATAATTACCCTCGTTTTAAATAAAAAAGCCACCCTGTTTTACGAGAGTGGCTTCGATTGGAGATATGAAAAGTTAATTAGTCTTCTTCGGATGAAGCTTCCTCATTAACTGTTTCTTCTTCAGACTCTACCACTGCTTCAGGAGTATCTTTTAAGAGGGATTCAAGGTTACCCCTATGAGTTGCACTCGCAAAGTTTAAAGCTTCTAAAACTGTTTCTAATGTACCAACTTTATTGATAGTTACGTGAGCATTAGCTTTAGCTTGTTCGTCTTCGATGTTATTTATATCGTAAGATATAGTTCCATCATCATTTTTAATTGTAATAATCATATTAAAATTCCTCCCCATCTCCAAATGGGTCTAATTCAGCACCATCTTGAGTCTTTAGTGCTACTAAATCAATAACTTGCATAGCTTGGAAATCCAAACCTTTGAAGTTACCATACTTGTTGTCGGTCTCCCACTCATTGTATTGTACCTTAACATGAGAACCATTTCCTACTACGTCATCCATAGTATTCTTGTTCTTGTCAAAAAGTTTAGGTGCATTTCTTACCATGCCATTTGGTCCATTAACTTTTCTCTTTATTGTTAAGGCTCTACCAACAGGTGTTTGCCCACCATTCTCATCCTTGATGGATAAGTCTTTTACTTTGAAACCACGAGCCTCAAAGCTATTTGCAACCTCATTATCCACTACCAAATCAACTGTATACACAGGCTCAAATGTAGTGTTTGGGGTTGTAACTGAAGCCCAATAGGCTTTTCCTTCTAATACTGCCATATAAATTCCTCCTTTGGATTGGCGTTTAATTGGGTGTATTATACCCTACTTTGTTATGAATGTCAAGCATTATATCACTCATTGAGTAAATACTTTCGTCACATAGTCTTACGTGATAGTCTTTTTCAGTCCACCTAACTTCGTAAGCTATTTTGTTTTCGTAAAGTTCTTGGTTATGCTCTCGTATCCAATTTTCAAACTCTCTATATTCATCTTTGTTTAGTTTTTTAAATTTTAATTTCATATTATTTCCAATGTTTTATAACACCAACAGTTAAGACTATTAGTGTTATACTATTTATTAAAACTAATGCTGTTCCTACATCCATGCTGTGAACTCCATATAAGGTTCTTCTTTGTGTCCTTCAGGCAACCATTCTACCATATCTTTTACATCTTGTAAAGTCCAGTTAGTTGCTGTTGTTTCTCCCTCATCATCATGAGATAATAACAATGCTTTACCTGCATAGTTAGCACCAATCTCTAACATTCTAAAGTATCTTTGATTGTCTATAAGTAAACCCTCATCATCTATATACATATCTTCATGAGGTGTAAGTCTCACACAATCAAAAGTTCTACAGTCAACTAAAGAATATATTTCTCTAAAGTCTCCTGTATATTCAGTCTCTTTTATTGTTTGGTCAAATGGGTTTATTAGTATTGCTTTCATGTTTTCTCCTTATCATTTTTATCTTTGTTATCTAATCCCATAATAACAATTTTATCATTAACAAATTCTTCACCAAAAGTTTCTTCTAGTTTTTCTTTTAGTTGTTTATTAAAATCATCTTTATTCATAAGTTCTGTTATCCTCCTACTAGTTTATTTATTAATAATGCTGTTACTAGTATCCCTAGTATAGCAAAGTTTATTAAATCATCGTGGCTCATTTATCTTCTCCTTCTGCAACATATCTACAGTTATCACTACTCCAATCTAAATCAAGTAAGTCCACAACTTCATATCTTAATTTTTCTAATGTTGAAATATCTGATAAATACATATCATTTATATCGTGTAATGTACTAATTATTCTATCAAGTTCGTTAATTCTTTTTACTAAACTAGTATAATCTCCTTTACTTGATTCAAGTACTACTTTATTTTTTAAATGTTTTACTTTCATATTTTCTCCTTATGTAAATTGTTTATAT